AAATCAAAAGCACCCATTGAAGGAACAGCAACAACTGTACCGACAATGTTATCCAATTCAATAGACCCGCAAATTGCAGGGATATGAAGACGGATTTCTTGACCAACAGTATAACCATGGCTTACTGATGTTGTTACACGAACAGTATTGGTTGTTCCCGTTGTTGCAGTGCCTTGAATGTTCAAGATAGTGCGTGAACGTGGATAGAAGATTGGATCAAATGGACGAACAGTGTAACGGCCAGTTGGCGTCACAAGATTACTTGCAGCAAATGCTGTAGAAGCTGCCCAGCGCATTACAAAGCTAACGCCGGATGTTACCGTACCAACTTCGTAATCAAAGCCACCAAGGTTAACAGGAAGTGCACCTGTTGCATCAGTGAACGTAACAATTGAACCCATTGTTGTCGTAGTAGCAGCAAATACGCCCGTTGTTACCGATGTGGTTACCGTAGGCGTTGTTGAGTTACTTGTTCCTGTATCAATAATGTTATTTGCTATAGGTCCTTTAGACGTATCAACAACATAAATGCCGCCAGCAGTCATTAAATATGAATTGGTGACAGATGTTGCAGCAGCATGGTAATCAGCCAACGCAGCGCCTTGAGGCATGCCTTTTTGCCAGTAGTATTTTACACCAGCATATTGCGTGCTTGTTCCGAATTGGGTGTAGTTCCATACTTCTACCCATTCAGGATCAATACGGCAAGGAATCACTTTAGGGAGAATAGTTCCAGCAGCATAGGTACCAGCGGTGGTTACTCTGAAGTTGCCTTGTTCGATAATTGTATTATATGACATAGTATCTCCTTAGATCGTTGTGGTGCACATTAAGTTGCCAATCCACTGATCATTCTTGATCCTGCAGACCTGTGCCATCTTCCAACCTACTGAGCAGTTTTGAGCCAATGGGCCGCCAACAATTTCAGGTGGGAGGTAAATGAACTTAGCCGACATACCATCTTGTTTGACACAAGCAGCAGCTTCAAGACCAGCAAACGTAATTGCATATACGTCTCTGTTTCTTAAAGAAGCATTTTGTATTACTGAACCAAGTGTCGATAGATGGAAACGCAAGTTACGTACTGCGCCCCATTCTGTACGAAGAATGTTCATTGGGCTTGGATATTGGCTAGCAGCGATAAAGCCATCTACTTTTTCAAGATCTGGCTGAATTTTGGTGCTTGCAAGTGCCAAATAAGCAGCACGAACAGGAGCTGTACCAAATTTATTTTCTGCTTCTACAAAGTCTTGGATTGTCCAAGCATTTGCATTAAGCAAAGATTGTATTGCTGCATCGCAATCATCCGATGTAAGCTCGGTCGGTGAATCGTTGTTAACTCCCCCGACGCAATTGATGCGGGCTGCGGAGGAGAGCAACATATTGCTCATCAATTGGTCTTCTGTTTGTCTTCAATTCTGTTACTTTTATGACCTATTTCTAGGCGGGGAAACCTCTTCGGATCTCCCTCAAGCTATCACTAGCCTGTTCAGACTGTCGCATCCCACAAGGGTCTTCTCACTCAGTCGTTCACCGTGGCAATTGCCTTCGGCCCTGTTGTCTGCAATGCAGAGTTCCAAGTCAATCAGAGAAGATTTATTGTCCTCAAGGCAGTTTAAGGACACGCCAAGACGCTTTGCAGCTGCGTTTAATACGCTATCTTGGTTATGAAGTTGTCTATCTGTTACTTTTGTGACCACTAATGTGGCGGATGGTCTTGTTATTCCCATCTCAACGGCTTTTCGCACGTTGTTCGGACTATCGCTTAACTCATTTCTGAGTTCCTGCAGGTTTAGTCTCTCAGGCTGTACATTTATTTTATTTGTTGTATAGTTGTGCATGACACTACACAACTCTTCACAAAGGTAATTAACATGAAAGAATACACAATCGCTGAATTGGCTTATTTTGCTGGCATCATTGATGGAGAAGGAAGCGTGACGATTGGTAAAAGCGGAAAACGTAGAAGCGCTCAAGGCTTTCATTACTATCGTACGATTATAGAAATCAATAATACAGATAAACGAATGATTGATTGGCTTACTAATCATATTGGAGGCAGACAATTGGAATTTACACCAGCTCAAACATCTAGAAATTCGCGTCTCCAATGCTATCGATGGGTTGCAAATCGAGATGTTATTGAATATGTTTTGCCGCTTGCTCTTCCCTATATTGTCGCCAAAGTTGAACAATGCGAATTGGTTATTAAGATGCGCCAAACATTTAACTACAATTATCATCCCAAAAAAGGACAACAAGGCATCCCAGTTCTTGATGAAGAACTTATGAAGTTGCGAGATAAATTGTATGAGGATCTTAAACTTTTGCATTGTCGTAATTACCTAAAATAAACACTTGCCCCTTGTCACCGGCTCTTAAGCTTCGGTTTCCAAGTCAATTACTGCGGGTTTATAGCAGGCACTATTACTTACCTGCTCATTAATATAAATGTACTGGCCATACCAACTGACCTTTGCATCAATATCAACACGCTGTAAATCAACAGCAGGAGGCGTTGCGCCACTAGGACCTAATGGTACCAATGATGATGGTAGTGGGTTGTAACGTGACCATCTCAAGGTATCGCCACCATGACGTGGAAGCAATGCTGGATCAGCTACGTATTTATAAATAAAGTTTGGAGTTGGGGTTGAAAGCAATTTCAAGCTAAACGTCTGCTGCACTTGTGGCGGCATCGTTGTCGCTGTGACAATATTTGCCATAGAAACACCTTAAAGTAAAAGAATATCACTTTAAGTCTGGACGAATGACTTTTACGGCTTTTGCGTCCGGTGAACTGACGAGGTTCATTTGCGTCTATGGCAAGTATAATACTACTAATGCAAATTCAAATAATTATTGTCGCGGCATTTTGCTATAAAGATTCATCTCTTTTTCTAATTGGGCTGCAATTTCATCATTGAATTCCATATAAGCATTAGCATTATTTAAAGGTGTCTGGCCCCTGCTAGGATTGACGGTAGCAATAGAACGTGGCTTGCCTGCATTCTTATTAATCTTTTGCTGAGGAACGTATTCTGATTCATCCTGGTTTATATTTTGCGCTTTGATTAAACGATAGGCAAGAAGACCTTTTGCATAAAGTGTAGATGCTTCATCCATTGCTCGTGCACCATCTGGATCAAGTCTGCGCAATTGCTGTACATTCTCAGGAGTAATAACTGAATCAATATCAGGATATTTGGAACGGAGAGCGTTTTCTTGCTGCTGGGCTACGGTTTGTTGCTTAAAGCCATCAAGCTCGCCTTTAAGCTTATTGATTTGTGCTTTAACATGGCGATATTCAACAAGGTCTGAGTCTGATGGTTCTGGTTCTGATGGAGATTGTGGTTGTTGTGGCTGTAGCATGCGTGCGCGTTGTTCAAGATCGTTTATATACCGTTGCTGCTCCATGTAGCGGCGTTCAGCTTCTTCTTTTTGAGCGCGAAGTTCCTTAAAGGACTGATTGGGATCTTTCTTCCTTGGAGTATCTTGTATCTCATCAGGAGTTTCAGCGGATTCACGCAATGCGTGGTCGGTTTCTAATTGCTCAGGCTGTTCGGTTTCTTCAACTTGAACTTCAGGCAAGTCATTCATTGTTTGCATGTTTGCTGATAAGTCTTGTTGGTTATTTCCTACAATGGTATCCATTAATTCTCCTTAAAATTCAAAACTATCTCGATATTCATTACTAGCGTAAATCATATCTTCAGCGAGATGCCAATCGTGTTTTTTTTCTTGTGCAAGAGCGGTTTGTTTAGTTGAAATCACTTTATCAGGAACGTCTTTATTATAATCTTTAGGCAGATTGAAAAATGCTTTAAAGCCTTTAGATGTCATTGTTTTATCGTCATTCCAATATTTGCTAGCCATCAACTAACTCCTGTAATTATATCGTTTTGTGGCGTCTCACGGATTTCTAAGACTATTTGTGGTGCATCAGGTAATTCACCATTCAATTTCTTGGCTAATTCTAACAAAGTACCATCATAAAAGTCGAGAATGTCTTTAAGCAACGCTTTTTCTTCAGCAATGACATTAAGCGCATTCATTTTATATTGTATACATGCTTGTTCATTAGGAAGACCCCACAAAAATTCAATCATTTCATCGCGCCAATGATATTTAAATACTGATTGGTCAAAGTCAGGCGTTGGACATGCCAAGACCCCAGCAAAGTAACGTCTGAATGTTCGCGGCAATGCAGGAACCTTTTGGATAATAAT